AGTGGCTAAAGAGGCTATCGTTGATAGTGGCGATGATATTACTGCTGACAGACTTAAAAACGCCGCTGCGACGAAGAAACTCGCTATATTCGATGCATTCGAAATACTTAACAGAATACAAGAGGAAGAGGCGATACTCAATGGAAAGGAATCTGAGAAGAAAGAAGAACGCGTATTTAAAGGATTTGCTGAAGGAAGATCTAAATGAGTTACGAACAGACATTATATAAAATCGTTGAACCTATTAAGATCAACACTATTAAAAGACTTAACAAGTCTAAGAAATGGGAGTATGGTTATAATAAGGAAAACGATATTGTAGTAATATCTAAGACTGGTCAAATCGGTGAAATATACGACATACAGGGTTTGAAGATAGCTTTACCGCCGGCACCTAAAAACGTATACAAGCATAATAAAAATAAATGGGTTCCATTTGAACAACCAAAAGAGTTAAGCAAGCTTAAGAGTATTTTTGACTGGAAAAACTATCCTGAAGAGCAAAAGGATAAATGGTACGATTATATAGATGAAGAATTTAAACGTCGTGAAGATGGTTTTTGGTTTATGAACGACGGAACACCTACGTATATAGTTGGTACTCATTACATGTACTTGCAGTGGACAAAAATAGATGTAGGTAAACCTGACTTTCGTGAAGCAAATAGATTATTTTTTATATTCTGGGAGGCTTGCAAAGCTGATGTTAGAAGCTACGGTATGTGTTACCTTAAAAACAGACGTTCTGGTTTTTCTTTTATGTCATCTGCTGAGACTGTAAATCAAGCTACAATATCTAGTGATGCTAGGTTTGGTATACTATCTAAGTCTGGTTCTGATGCTAAGAAAATGTTTACCGACAAAGTTGTACCTATATCTATTAACTACCCTTTCTTTTTTAAACCTATTCAAGACGGTATGGATAGGCCAAAGACTGAGCTCGCTTACCGTGTCCCGGCTAGTAAACTGACAAGGCGTAAAATAACGTCAAATGAAAAGCTAGAAGAGCTAGAAGGTCTAGATACTACCATCGACTGGAAGAACACTGGAGACAATAGTTATGATGGTGAGAAATTAGCTTTACTAGTACATGATGAGAGTGGTAAATGGGATAAGCCTGACAATATACTTAACAACTGGCGAGTTACAAAAACTTGTCTTAGACTAGGTAGCAGAATTATCGGTAAGTGCATGATGGGGTCAACAAGTAATGCTCTTGATAAGGGTGGTGAAAACTTTAAGAAACTATACAACGACAGCGATGTCACAAAAAGAAATAGAAATGGTCAAACAAAATCTGGTTTATATGCTTTGTTTATTCCAATGGAATGGAACTTTGAAGGATTTATTGATGAATATGGACGACCTGTCTTCACTACTCCAGGACGAGATGTTTATGGACCAGACAGTGAACTAATAGATGTAGGTGTAATCGACCACTGGGAAAACGAAGTAGACGGATTAAAAGACGACCAAGATGCTTTGAACGAATTTTATCGTCAGTTCCCAAGAACTACAGAACACGCATTTAGAGATGAAACTAAAAATAGTCTGTTTAACTTGACTAAAATATACGAGCAGATAGACTATAACGAAGGAACTAAAAGCTCTGCCGCTGTTACAACTGGAAGCTTTCAATGGGTTAACGGTGTTAAAGACACTCAAGTGATTTTTAACCCCGATCCAAGTGGTAGGTTTAAAGTAAGCTGGGTTCCAGATAGAAATCTGCAAAATAGAGTGATACTTAAAAATGGAATAAAATATCCTGGAAATGAACACGTGGGCGCTTTTGGTTGCGATAGTTATGATATTAGCGGTACTGTTGATGGTAGAGGATCCAACGGATCTCTTCATGGACTGACTAAATTTTCTATGGAATCAGCTCCAGCGAATACTTTTTTCCTAGAATATATTGCTAGACCACAAACCGCAGAGATATTTTTTGAAGATATATTAATGGCTTGCGTATTTTACGGTATGCCAATATTAGCAGAGAATAATAAACCAAGGTTGCTGTACTATTTTAAAAGAAGAGGGTATAGAGGATTTAGTATGAATAGACCAGATAAAGTTTGGAACAAACTATCTACTACTGAAAAAGAAATAGGTGGTATGCCAAACTCTAGCGAGGATATAAAGCAAGCTCATGCTGCTGCAATTGAAATGTATATCAACGATCACGTTGGCATAAGTCAAGAAGGCGACTACGGCGCGATGTACTTTAATGAAACGCTGAACGACTGGGCTAAGTTCGACATAAACAAAAGAACTAAGCATGATGCCTCTATAAGTTCTGGTTTAGCTATAATGGCTTGCAACAGGCATTTATATAAACCAAGACAAGATAGACAGGCGAACAAAGTGAATATAAGTATGGCAAGATATACTAACGACGGTTTTGCGTCAAAAATTATTAAAAATTAAATATGGCTGATTCAGTTATAAAAAGTTATTTTCCTAGTCAAGTAGTTAGTGACATCGAGAAAGTTAGTTACGACTATGGCATGAAGGTTGCTAAAGCTATAGAGAGCGAGTGGTTTTCTGATGGCTATAACAACAGATACTTAAACAATCAAAACAACTTTCACAGGTTAAGGTTGTATGCTAGAGGCGAGCAGTCTATACAGAAATATAAAGACGAACTATCTATCAACGGTGACTTAAGCTACTTAAACCTTGACTGGAAGCCGGTACCTATTATATCTAAGTTTGTAGATATAGTTGTTAATGGTATAGCTGAAAGAACTTACGATATAAAAGCTTACTCGCAAGATCCGTTTGGCGTTCAAAAAAGAACAGAGTACATGCAGTCTATTATAGATGACATGAGAACTCAAGAAATAAATAACTTCGCAGAAGAGGCTTTTGGCGTTAATCTATACGCTAACGACCCTGAATCTTTGCCTAGAGATGAAGAGGAGTTACAGCTACATATGCAGCTTGATTACAAGCAGGCGGTTGAGATAGCTGAAGAGCAAGCCATAAACGTTTTGCTTGAAGGCAATAGATATGAGCTTACTAAAAAAAGATTTTATTACGACTTAACTGTTCTAGGTATTGGTGCTGTTAAAACTTCATTCAATACATCTGAAGGCGTTGTAGTTGATTACGTAGATCCAGAAAACTTAGTTTATTCTTACACTGACTCACCTTATTTCGAAGACATATACTACGTTGGTGAAGTAAAAACCATACCTATTAACGAGCTTACTAAGCAATTTCCACACTTAACTCAAGAAGACTTAGAGGAAATAAACAAGAATAGCGCTAGAGACGACGGTAGATATAATACTAGAATGTCTGGTAACAGTAGATACACTGACAACAATCAAGTATCTGTGTTATACTTTAACTATAAGACTTATATGAACGAAGTGTATAAAGTTAAAGAGACTGGTACTGGAGCTGAAAGAGCTATAGAAAAAGATGACACGTTTAACCCTCCGCAAGATATGGAGGCTAACTTCAGCAAGGTTAGCAAGTCTGTAGAGGTTTTATACGAAGGCGCTAAAATACTAGGCACAGAGAAACTACTTAAATGGGAGATGTCTAAGAATATGATGCGCCCTAAAAGTGATTACACTAAAGTTAAAATGAACTATAGTATTGTCGCGCCTAGAATGTATAACGGTAAAATAGAATCTTTAGTTAGCCGTATTACAGGTTTCGCTGATATGATTCAGTTAACGCACTTAAAGCTACAGCAGGTAATGTCAAGACTTGTGCCAGATGGAGTTTACTTAGACGCAGATGGTTTAGCCGAAATAGATTTAGGTAATGGAACTAACTATAACCCACAAGAAGCTTTAAACATGTTCTTCCAAACAGGTTCTGTTATTGGTAGATCAATGACTGCTGACGGTGACATGAATCCAGGTCGAGTACCTATTCAAGAAATATCAAGTGGATCAGGTGGAGCTAAGATGCAGAGTTTGATTGGTACATACAACTACTACCTACAGATGATTCGTGACACAACCGGGCTTAACGAGGCTAGAGACGGTAGTACGCCAGATAAAAACGCTTTAGTTGGTGTTCAGAAGCTAGCGGCTGCTAATAGTAACACTGCAACAAGACATATACTACAAGCTGGCTTGTTTTTAACAGCCGAAGTAGCCGAAGCTTTATCTCTTAGAATATCAGATATTATAGAATACTCTCCAACAAAAGATGCTTTCGTTCAAGCTATAGGTGCTCACAACGTTGCTACGCTTGAAGAAATGTCAGAGCTACATCTATATGACTTCGGCATATTTATAGAGCTTGCTCCAGACGAAGAAGAGAAAGCAATGTTAGAAAATAACATACAAGTTGCTATAGCTCAGAAGAACATCGACCTTGAAGACGCTATAGACTTGAGAGATATTAAAAACATCAAGCTAGCTAATCAATTATTAAAGATTAGGCGAAAAGAAAAGATGCAGAGAGATCAACAGCTTCAGCAGCAAAATATTCAAATGCAAGCTCAGGCCAATGCTCAATCAGCGCAAGCTGCAGCTCAGCTAGATATTCAAAAGCAGCAAGTTATAGCCCAGATGGAAGCTCAACTTGAGCAAACTAAATCTCAGCTTAGACTACAAGAAACCCAAGCTGACGTTGAGTTTAAAAAACAACTGATGCAGATGGAGTTTCAAATGAACATGCAGCTAAAGCAGGCCGATGTTGAGGGTATGAAGACTAGAGAAAAAGAAAAAGAAGATCGTAAAGACGAAAGAACTAAAATCCAAGCATCACAACAGAGCGAGCTTATAGACCAAAGAAAGACAGGTGGTTCACCTAAAAAGTTTGAGTCAGCAGGTAATGATGTACTTGGTGGATTTGATCTAGGTGGATTTGAGCCTAGATAATTACTAATTTTATATTTTATATTATGGAACAAAACGAAAACAAGGATGATACTGTCAAAATAGACATGAAGAATTTAACACCACAAAATGAAGAGGAGAGCGTAACTAAAGTTGACTTTAGCAAACCTCCTGTGGTTGAAACCGAAAACAATGAAGAACCAGTTAAAGATGACGGAGCTGACGAGGCAAGAGTGGCTGGAAGCGATGAAAGTACCGACACCGTTGAGGAACAAGAAGAAGTACAGGCGGAAGCAGAAGCACAAGAAGCTCCAGCCTTAGAAGAAATAACAGAAGATAAAGCTGAAGAACCGAACGAGGTTGTTGAAGATTTAGTTGAAGAAGTTCAAGAGGCTATAGCAGAAGCAGGAGCTACTGGAGAACCACTACCAGAGAATATTCAAAAGTTAATGGACTTTATGAATGAAACTGGTGGTACACTAGAAGATTACGTCAACTTAAATAAAGATTACTCTGATGTTGACAACCTAACGGCATTAGAAGAGTACTATAAAAAGACTAAGCCGCATTTGTCGGCTGATGAAATAGATTTCTTAATAGAAGATCAATTTAACTTTGACGAAGAGTTAGATGATGAAAAAGATATTAAGAGAAAAAAGCTAGCGCTAAAAGAGCAAGTTGCCAGCGCAAAAGCCTACTTAGACGGGCAAAAGTCTAAATATTATAATGAGATTAAAGCTGGTTCAAACCTTCCGCCAGAAGCGCAGAAGGCTGTGGATTTCTTTAATCGATATAACAAAGAAAGCGAAGAGGCTAATAAGACAGCTGAAGAAGCTAAATCTACTTTCTTACAAAAAACCGATCAGGTTTTTAACTA